ACTGAGTCAAATGGGTACCGGGGGGGGTAACTTGTGGACCGTGTATATGTAGTTCCCACCCAGATACAATAAAAGGTGATTTTGAGTTTACCTTAAGTGCCTGTTTCTTTTAGATATATGCCAGGGGTTTTAATTCGATTAAGTTATAAGGTATGGTTAACCCGCCCCCTAATCTATGGGCATCAGGGGCATTCTGGGCATTCTGAAAAAAAAGAGGTTCAGAGTATTGTTTAACCAAATAGATATATATAGGATAGGGAGGGTAGGAGGGCGAATAAGCCTTCTTTAATTTATGGAAGAATCATACGTTCAGCGAAGAAAGAAAGAGATAAAGCAACGCAAACAGGAGTCAGGTCGTCCCTCTAAGAAGGATATAGCCGCTAACTCCCCCGGTGGGAGGAAGTCAGTAGGCAGGCCAAAGGGTGATGCCACCATAATCAACGAGTATAAGGCTCGTATGCTGGCGTCTCCTAAGTCCAAAAGGGTATTGGACACTATCTTTGATGCGGCTTTAGACCATGACCACAAGAATCAGGCCGCGGCATGGAAGTTAGTCATGGATCGGATACTACCTGTGGCGGCATTTGAGAAAGATGTCGTGCAAAACAGTGGTAAATCTGCTATTCAGATTAACATAACGGGCGTAGGTGCCGCAGAGGTTAAGGAATTCGATGCCTCTACTATCCAACCTACGGTAATAGACGGGGACAACGGTGAAATACTTTAGGCTAGAAGAGTTTAACTGCACTCACACCAACAAAAACGAGATGGACCCAGACTTCTTGGAAAGACTGGACTTTTTGCGTGAAGAATGCGGCTTCCCTTTTACTATTACCTCGGGGTACAGGGATGAATCCCACCCCAACGAGGCTAGAAAAAAAATTCCAGGCACCCATAACCAGGGAATTGCCGCCGATATTGCTATATCTAACGGCACAGAGCGCATAAATATCGTGCATCAAGCATTAAAAATGGGATTTGGTGGTATTGGTGTGGCAAAAACCTTTGTTCACGTTGATACTCGCACCACTACCCCGGTTATGTGGACGTACTCATGAAATTTTCTCACGGTGACGCACTAACAGCAGGCTCTGCAAACCATATTCTTGCTGTTCCTAGTGGATATGACGCAATAGTAACCTACTTGTTTATATCCAATACCGGCGCTAACAAAAGCATTAGTGCTAAGTGGGTTCATGCCGGGGTAGATATAGACTTTATAGCTGGCAAGAACGTAAACGCCGATGACTTTTTGGAATTTGGCGGCCAGCAAGGAGAGTTTCTTGTGGCAAAAGAGGGCGACACCATTACCTTGACGCCAGAAGCGGGGTCTACGTTTGTCAGTATTATTTCTTTTGATCTGATACCGGCAACTCCAAGGCTGAACTTTTAGTGGATCTTGAGATTGAACTACTGCCGTGGCAACAAGAGGTCTGGGCAGATGAAACGCGATTTAAGATAGTCGCGGCGGGGCGAAGAACCGGCAAATCCAGACTGGCCGCATGGTTATTAATAGTAAACGCACTACAGGCAGACAAAGGTCATGTATTTTACGTCGCACCTACTCAGGGGCAAGCCCGAGACATCATGTGGCAAACGCTTCTGGAGCTGGGACATCCTGTTATTGCTGGTAGTCACATCAATAATCTGCAAATCAAGCTTGTCAACGGAGCAACAATCAGCCTCAAAGGGGCGGATAGGCCAGAGACAATGCGAGGTGTCAGCCTCAAATTTTTAGTGCTAGACGAGTACGCGGATATGAAGCCTGATGTATTCGAGCAAATCCTGAGACCTGCCCTAGCTGACCAAAAAGGCTGTTCGATGTTTATTGGAACACCAATGGGCCGTAACCATTTCTATGATCTCTACAAATATGCGGAGTTAGACGATGATCCGACGTACAAAGCTTGGCACTTTACTTCTTATGACAATCCACTACTCGACAAAAGCGAAATTGATATTGCTAAACGCTCTATGTCGTCTTATGCGTTTCGCCAGGAATTTATGGCGTCGTTTGAAGCTCGTGGCTCTGAAATGTTTAAGGAAGATTGGATACAAGTCGAGGAAGAAGGCCCGGATCAGGGTGATTACTACATCGCAATTGATCTGGCGGGATTTGAAGAGGTTAACAAAAAGCGCACGAAAAACACTAAACTCGATGAGACGGCGATTGCTGTTGTAAAGGTCAACGAGCACGGCTGGTTTGTAGAAAACATCATCCACGGAAGATGGGATCTCAACGAAACGGCCATGAAGATCTTCCAAGTCGTAAGAGATTACAAGCCTGTTAGTGTGGGCATCGAGAGAGGGATTGCAAAGCAGGCAGTAATGTCTCCGCTTATTGACCTGCAAAAAAAATTCGGTACGTTTTTTAGAATAGAAGAGCTGACTCACGGCAACAAGAAGAAAACAGATCGAGTAATGTGGGCGCTTCAAGGTAGATTTGAAAACGGGTACGTTACGCTAAAGAAGGCTGAGTGGAATATAAGATTCCTTGACCAACTGTTCCAATTCCCTGATCCTTTGACACACGATGACTTGATAGACGCTTTAGCTTATATTGACCAGCTTGCAAAAGTCGCTTATGACTATGAATACGAAATTGAAGACCACGAAATACTAGACGTGGTAGCGGGATACTGACATGACTGAACTATACGAGCAAGATCCACTCATGATTCAAGAGTCCGTTGAAGACTGGGTGATGATTAAATGCGAAGATTGGCGTGACTACTATGAGTCAAACTATGAAGATCGCTTTGAAGAGTATTATCGGTTGTGGCGTGGCATTTGGGACCCCTCTGATAGTGAGCGCAAATCCGAGCGTAGCCGTATCATTTCTCCCGCTTTACAACAGGCTGTTGAGTCCAATGTTGCAGAGCTGGAAGAGGCGACCTTTGGTAGAGGAAAGTGGTTTGATGTTTCCGACAACATGGGCGACACCTCAAAAGAAGATGTCCTTTTCCTAAGAAACAAACTTACTGAAGATTTTGAAGACTGCATGGTGCGTAAAGCTGTTGCGGAATGCCTGATTAACGCGGCAGTGTTTGGAACCGGCATTGGTGAGATTGTTCTTGAAGAGATGAAGGAGATGGCTCCTGCAACTCAGCCCATTATGGACGGAGATCTTCAGGCGGTTGGCGTCAACGTAACTGACCGCGTAAAGGTAAAGCTACGCCCGGTTCTTCCACAGAATTTCTTAATTGACCCAGTGGCTACAGATGTAGATGATGCTCTTGGCGTCTGTATTGATGAGTTTGTTAGCCGTCACCAAGTAGAGTTATTGCAAGAGCAGGGTGTTTATCGAGATACCTATGTGGGTAGTGCGGCTCCCGACACGGACTTAGAGCCTGACCAAGACCTTACAATCTATAACGACGACAAAATCCGACTTACTAAATACTATGGGCTTGTGCCGCGTGATTTACTTAATTCAGCAATGGATGAGGATAGCGAGCCAGCAGACGATGAAGACAGCAAATACATAGAGGCTGTAATCGTTATTGCTAATGGCGGAATACTTCTTAAAGCAGAAGCCAATCCTTACATGATGAATGACCGCCCTGTCGTTGCATTCCCATGGGATGTGGTTCCCGGACGATTCTGGGGACGTGGTGTTTGTGAGAAAGGCTATAACAGTCAAAAGGCATTGGACACCGAGCTTCGAGCAAGAATTGACGCGTTAAGTCTGACAATCCATCCAATGATGGCAATTGATGCTACTCGCTTGCCTAGAGGTGCAAAGCCAGAGGTACGACCCGGCAAGATGATTCTAACTAACGGAGATCCTAGAGAGGTTCTTCAGCCGTTTAACTTCGGGCAGGTCAATCAAATTACTTTTGCTCAGGCTGGTGCGTTACAGCAGATGGTCCAGCAGGCAACGGGTGCGGTAGATTCTGCGGGTATTGCCGGTCAGGTCAATGGCGAGTCCACTGCCGCCGGTATCAGCATGTCACTTGGTGCAGTTATTAAGCGCCACAAACGCACACTAATTAACTTCCAACAGTCTTTCCTGATACCATTTGTTAAGAAAGCCGCCTATAGGTATATGCAGTTTGACCCCGAAAATTACCCCGTTGCTGATTATAAATTTAACGCTAGTAGCACTTTGGGTATTATCGCAAGAGAGTATGAGGTTACTCAGCTAGTTCAGTTGCTTCAGACGATGGGGCAAGACTCTCCAATGTACGCAACACTCATTCAGTCGATTGTAGACAATATGAATCTGTCTAATCGCGAAGAGTTGCTCGCGGCAATGAATCAATCAATGCAACCAAATCCGCAAGCACAGCAGATTCAACAGCAGGCACAACAGTTGCAGATGCAGTTCCAGCAATCACAAACTGCGGCCCTATCTGCACAGGCTCAAGAGTCTTCGGCTAGAGCGCAAAAGCTGGCGGCTGAAGCGGCAGTTGTTCCGCAAGAGCTGGAGATTGAGAAGATCAACGCAGTTACTAGAAACTTGCGTGAAGGCGATCAGGACGACAAAGAGTTTGAGCGACGCATGAAAGTTGCCGATACTCTCATTAAAGAAAAGCAGATAGAAGGTAAGCGGAATGCTAACGGACCACGAACTGAAAGCCCTACTCCAGCGAGTCAACCAGGAGTTCCAAGGAACATTCCAGCGAATAACGGAGCTGGAAGCCAAGGTGGAGGAGTTGTCTAATGGCAAAGAAAGCAGATCCAAGGCTGGCGCGAGCAGGGGTAAGCGGGTTCAACAAGCCAAAGCGGACGCCTAGCCACGCCACTAAGTCTCATGTTGTAGTTGCCAAGGAAGGTGATAAGATCAAAACCATTAGATTTGGTCAGCAAGGTGTAAAAGGTGCAGGGAAAAATCCTACGACATCAAAAGATAAAGCGCGCAAGAAAAGCTACTATGCCCGGCACAATGCACAAGACTCAAATCCCAGCAAGTTATCTGCGCGTTATTGGTCTCATAAGGTTAAATGGTAGCAAGCTATGAAAGTTAAAGCTCCGAATGGTCATCACTGGATGAAAAAAGGAAAAGAGTACAGGCTGATGAAAGACCCCACTGAAGGCTATAAGCCTCATAAAGGCGCATCTAAGTCAGCGGATTTTGCAGTTCAAAAATCTCACAAAAAGTAAGGAGATTGTTATGCCCGGCTATGGAATGAAGTCAATGAAGCCTAAAAAGAAAAAACCTGCCTTGCCTAAGCGTGGTCAACGGACAATGACCAATAGAAAGAAAAAGAAATAATCATGCCTAAAGCGAAGGCAAAGCCTAAAAGCAAAAGCACTATACCTGACAATGTGAAGAACAAAGCTCTTTACTCGCGGGTAAAGTCAGAGGCTAAACGCAAGTTTGACGTTTATCCTAGTGCGTATGCTAATGCTTGGCTGGTTAAAACCTACAAGAAGCGCGGTGGAACCTATGGCTAAAACCAAGAGCGGGCTTACCAAGTGGTTTAACGAAGAGTGGGTTGACGTTAAAACCGGCAAGCCTTGCGGTCGTAAGTCTGCAAAAAACAGTAAGCGCCCCTATCCTTCTTGTAGACCAAAAGCTGTGGCCGCAAAGATGACTGCGGCAGAAAAAAAATCTTCAGCAAAAAGAAAGACTGGGCCTGCTAAAATTAAACACGCTGTTACGGCTTCTGGCCGTCGCAGAAAGACAACCAAAAAAGCCTGACATTTTTTAAAAATCGTGCTAAAAGGCACAGTATCAACAAAGGAGAAAGGAATGACCCCTGAACTCGAGGAGTATTTTACTAATTACAATGAGCTGTTTAACCATGATGGCTTTAAGCAACTCATAGAAGAGCTGTCAAATAACGCTAAACAGTTAGCAGATATTCAGACAGTTAAAGATGAGGAGGATTTGTTTTTCCGCAAAGGGCAAGTGTCTGCATTTGCGACAGTAATCAATTTAGAGTCAACGATTACATTGGCGCGAGATCAAGCCGAAGCGGAAGATCAAGAACAAGAAGATGTATAAGATATATGATTTCCGTTGTGAAAACGGTCATGTATTTGAAAGAATGGTAGGCAGAGGGGTTACAACCAGCAGGTGCGGTTGTGGCTCCGAAGCTACTAAAATGCCATCAGCGCCTAAGTGCGTACTTGACGGATCTAGTGGGGACTTTCCTGGTCGCCACATGAAGTGGGTGCGAGAACACGAAGAAGCTAATGGGAAACGTAAATCTCCATAATGACTTAGTTCACGGAGTTTAATATGTCTAGAGCAACAATGATTGATCCGCACCTCGAAGAAGAGGAAAATGTGGGCAATGTTGTAACCGAAGCCGAAGAGACCCAGCAAGAAGAAATGCTTCAAGCTGAACAATCTCAAAACCCAGCAGAGCAAGACGCTGAAAGCGATATTCCAGAGAAGTACCGAGGTAAGTCTCTGAAAGAAGTTGTTCAGATGCACCAAGAAGTAGAACAGGTGATGAGTCGGCACTCTAATGAAGTTGGCGAGCTTCGCAAGGTAGTGGATGATTACATAACTTCTCAGCCACAACCACAAGCACCTCAGCAGAACAATGTTGAGCCAGAAAGTGATATTGATTATTTTACAGACCCTCAAGGAGCTGTTAATCGCGCAATTGATAACCACCCTAAAATTAGAGAGGCAGAGAAATACACTGAGGACTACAAGAAGCAAGCGGCGTTAGCTACCCTGGGCAATAAGCACCCGGACATGCAGACAATACTTGCCGATACTAAGTTCGCAGAGTGGATCAAAGCATCTAAAATTAGGACTCAGTTGTTTGTACAGGCTGACCAAGAGTATAACGCTGACGCGGCTGATGAGCTGTTTTCACTCTGGAAGGAGAGAAAGACAGTAGCCCAGCAAACCGTTAATGTTGAAAGACAAGTACGGAAACAGCAACTCAAGGCGGCAAGAACAGGCAATGCGCGAGGCAGTGGCGAAGGGGAACGTAAGAAAACATATCGCAGGACCGACATTATTAAACTTATGAAAACGGACCCCGAGCGTTATCAGTCTTTGTCAAACGAGATTTTTCAAGCGTACGCAGAGGGTCGAGTCAAATGATCTAGGAGATTAACATGGCTACTGTCCCATATCCCGGCGCCACAGGCATTACCGGAAAAACCGAAGCGGCAACTTTCATCCCAGAAATCTGGAGTGATGAAATTATTGCGGCATACCAGAAGAACCTTAAAATGGTTCCTCTTGTAAAGAAGCTGTCAATGACAGGCAAGAAAGGCGACAAGCTCCACATTCCTAAGCCCACACGCGCTGACGCAAGTGTAAAGGCTGAGAATGCGGCTGTTAACATTATTGCCAACACTGAGAGCGAGCTTGCAATTGACGTTAACCGTCACTTTGAATACTCACGTCTTATTGAAGACATCGTAGAAGTACAAGCACTTAACAGCCTTCGTCAGTTCTATACTGAAGATGCTGGTTATGCTCTTGCTACTAAGATTGATACTGACCTTCACGCCGTAGCCACAGGCTTTGGTGATGGAACGATGACTCTCTCTCCAGTAGCTACTAGCTATCAGAACAGTGCGGCCTTCTTTAACAACAATGGCACTACCACTGGATTCACAGGACAGGCTCTTCCAGCTAACACTGCGTTTTCTGATGGGTTTTTGCGTGACATGATTCAGAAGATGGATGACAACAACATACCTATGGAAGGTCGTTGTCTTGTTATTCCTCCTTCAACGCGCAACTCAATCATGGGTATTGAGCGTTACGTGTCTACTGACTTTGTTGGTGGCCAAGTAGTTCAGTCTGGCCTTATCGGTAACTTGTACGGTGTAGACGTATATGTCTCAAACAACTGTGCAACTATCGCTTCAGGCAAGCGTGCCGCTTTGTTGTTCCACAAGGACGCTGTAGTTCTTGCAGAGCAACTGTCTGTACGTTCACAAACTCAATACAAGCAAGAGTATCTCTCTACTCTGTACACTGCTGACTGCCTCTACGGCGTTCAAGCATACCGTCCAGAAGCCGGTTTCATCATGGCAGTTCCTGCCTAATAAACCTTCGGGGCCAGCAATGGCCCCTTTTCTTTTTCTGGATTTAGATTAGGCAAGGGGAAGCTTAGCCATGACCGATTACACAAAGACAACAGACTTTGCCGCTAAGGACTCGTTGCCTTCAGGCGACTCAGGAAAAATTATCCGAGGCGCTGAATTTGGTACAGAGTTTGACAATATTCAAACGGCAGTAAACTCCAAATCAAACACAGATAATCCTACATTTACTGGGACTATTACAGGTAACGGCTCTGGCCTTACTAACGTAGCCGCCGCATCTATTGATTTAACTGTCTCGTCTGATACAGACGCTGACTACAACGTACCGTTTATGAACGCAACTGGAGATGGCGGTAGTGCCAAGGTTCTTCAGGTAGACGACAACGGTTTAATGTTTAACCCTAACAGCAATACTCTTAGTGTTAATCGTTTAAAAGGCAGTAACGATAACTTATTAATTCAAGACACTAGCGGCAATACAATTTTAGATATTGATGCTGGTGCTTTAGAAATACCCGTTAATACAACAATAACAGGCACTACAGCAGTAACAGGCGACATTACAGTCACAGGTACTGTAGACGGTCGTGATGTAGCCGCAGACGGCATCAAACTAGACACAGTAGAAACCAATGCAGACGTAACAGACACAACCAATGTTACTGCCGCTGGTGCGTTAATGGACTCTGAGCTGACTAGTATTGCGTCTGTCAAAGCATTAAACCAAGGCGTAGCTACTACTAACTCTCCAACCTTTGCAGGTGTTACTGCTAACGGTACTGTAGAGTTTGATGGACTGTCAGGTACAGGCGCTGTCACAGTCACAGACATCCTTGACCAAGACGATATGTCAGGTAACAGTGCTACGGCATTGGCTACTCAGCAGTCAATCAAGGCGTATGTAGACAGCCAAGTTGGTACAGTAGACACACTCGCTGAAGTCCTTGCTAACGGTAACGCTACTGGCGGTACTGACATTGCGTTTGGTGCCAACGACAAGGCACTCTTCGGTGCTGGCTCTGACCTACAGATTTACCATGATGGGAATAACAGCTTCATTGATGACACTGGAACAGGCAGTCTAGTTCTTCAAAGTAACGGTGCATTCACTGTTATACAGAATAGCTCTGGTGTAGCTAATGCACGATTTGATAGTGCTGGTGCGGCAAGCCTTCGTTACAACGGCGCAGAAAAACTAAAAACAACCTCCACAGGCATAGACGTTACTGGCAATGTATCTTTACCAGACAACGGCAAAGCAGTCTTTGGTGCTGGTTCTGATCTACAGATTTATCATGATGGGTTGAATAGTTATATTGATGACGCTGGTACAGGTGAGTTACTTATTAGAGGCTCTGCCGTAACCCGTATTCAGTCGTACATTGGCGAAGATATGATAGTAGGCGTTACAAACGGCCCTGCTAATTTATATTATGATGCCGTAAAAAAACTAGCCACAACCTCCACAGGCATCGACGTTACTGGCACAGCCACGATGGATGGTTTGACTGTTGATGGTAGTGCTTCTACTACTGGCGTTTTGACGTTAGGCAGTGCTGGGGTAGCAAATGCTTTTATAAATTCAGCAGATTCACTGTACATAAACATTGATTCAAATAATGACCAATCTGGAGGAAATGACTTTCAAATTGCAAGAAATAGTACAGGCACAGCTGGTCAAAAGATTTTTTTAGCTGGAGAAAACGGCAATGTCCAGTTCTTTGAAGACACTGGCGCGACTCCGAAGTTTCACTGGGATGCCGCTGATGAGGCGTTGGGTATTGGCACTACTAATCCTCGTCAAGACTTAGAAATTTTTAACGGCGATACAGGGTCAGGCATTAGGTTAGCCGCTACTGCTACAGCCTATTGGGACATTGAGCGTGACCCAACTTCAGGGCATCTTACATTTACAGATGACGGAGCAGGCACAGTATTAACTGTGGGGCAGAACGGCTTGGTTGGAATCGGCACGGACGACCCAGCACAGCCCCTCCATGTAGACTTAAATGGAAGAAGCACTGCTTACAAGTATTTACAGCTTGATGGTGATGGCGGGCTTGGAAGTGTATCAGGACAAGCTGGCGTCGGCTTTAGACCTATTGGCGCAGGGAATAATGTTCACGCTTCTATAAACGCCTTGGAAGATGGTCTTGCTAGTTATAAAACTGAATTAACTTTCAATGTAAATAAGGTCAATTCAGATTCAGCGCCTACTGAAGCCATGCGCATCGACTCATCAGGCATCGACGTGACTGGCACAGCCACGATGGACGGGCTTACTGTTACGGGAACGCTTGGAAACTTTGCAGTAGATACTCAGGGTGCTATTGCTACTTTCTCGCGACCTTCTACAAGCTATATAAGAGCATCTGATGTTTCTGGCTCTTTAAGGTTTGACGCAGGTGGAAGCCTTGCACGGCTTAACATAGCCTCCAACGGAGACATCAGCTTCTACGAAGACACCGGCACGACCGCAAAGTTCCACTGGGACGCCGCTGATGAGTCTTTAAGCCTAAGCTCAA